TGATCCGGGCCTCAAGCCACAAGCTACTCGAACCCAGTTGGAAACAAACTGTTCATCCGATAAGAACCCAAACCCTCAAGCTTCAAGCGACAAGCTTCAAGCCCCAAGCAACAAGCATCAAGCTGCAAGCCGCAAGCGACAAGCTCTCTAATCTTCAAGCCCTCATAAAGTTTCAAGCCACAAGCATCAGGGGTCTGGACTATGATAAAACTATTTTTAGGATGACGTACATGAAAGCTAATTTGGTGTGGTGAGAACCTCACTTTTTTACTCTTACTTACTTTGAATTCAATTGTAAAAAATGTATTGTTTTTATTGTATGCCAATACATCTGGCGTACCTAAACTGCTTGTATTTTCTATTCTTGTATACGAAATATTAGGTGTGTTTTTCTTAAAATATTGGTAGAATTTTGCCTCTGGTTTCATACTGCATTCAGAGTAAATTGTGTTTATGCTTTTTTCTTAACAGAACCCATTCTCCAACTCTCCGTTGCAATCTCAAACACCAATCTATGTGACTCTCTAGATCCAATTATATTATTTTCAAACAATGTAATTGAATGGATATCGAAGTGACCATCTGGAGAATGAAACTCTCCTCTCGGTAATTTAACTTGCACCCTAGCGTTCTGACATGTGGGTGATTTTAAAAAATTGTTTAGCTGTTTAGCTAATTCTTGTGCGCTTATCATTGATTGACTTTTACTCTATATTACTTTAAATGTCAAATATGGCAGGAGTACCAAAAAGATTAACAGAAAAGCAACAGAAGTTTGCACAGCTATTAGTGACAAACGAAGGTAGAAAGACACCGACAGAATGTGCTATTGAAGCTGGTTATGATGAAGACTCTGCATATGTAAGAGCATCAGAATTACGTAATCCAAAACTATATCCACTTGTTGTTAAATACATAGGTGAGATCAGAGAAGAATATCAAAAGAAATACGAAGTCAATTATGAAAGACATATATCAGAACTTGGTAAGATACGAGAAGCTGCACTTAAAAAAGGAGCATTCTCAGCTGCAAACAATGCAGAGGTAGCAAGAGGTAAGGCAGCAGGATTGTATGTTGAACAAAAGATAATTAGAACTGGTAAACTAGATGATATGTCTAAAGAAGAAATGGAAACAGAACTTAAAAAGATCTTAGAAGAATACTCACCATTACTACAAGATGTTACGACAGAAGATGTCAAAGAAAAAGTAAAAGAGAAGCGATTACCAAGACTTAAAAAACTTAATTAAGTTTAGTTACTTTCTTAACCCAGGGAATCGGTATCATAGTTCTATCTCCAAAAGTAATACCATCATCATCTTTATCGTAAGATGCAAATAACTTAATTGATTTTTTATCTTTAGAATATAGCCAACCTTCATTTACAGGTGTAGCTAATTTCATTTTATCAAACTCTTTGTCTGTTGCCCAACCAGAATCGCTAACACAATCAATCCATTCAACACGTACCTTTTGATAAGGTATGTCAGATGAACTTTCAAAAGTATTTCGTTTTCTTCTTTTCTTAGGCATACTGACTTCATATCATCACCCCTATAGGTTTTCCAGAATTTTAAATGCAAAAATCAAATCCAAAGTACTCGCGCGGCCCCTATCCTAGAATCATTCTAAACTACACTCATTTTTACTTGATAATCCTATGCTCTAAAACCATTGGTATTCCTTGCTGATCACCTCAACCCCAGATCACCTCTCTTTTTCTAAACCCTTTTTGCAAATTTAACAATATCCAAAAACCTATAGGCAGGTGATCAACCGCATAAAACCTTACTTTTTAATTGTGGCAATTTTATGATTCTGCCTTATTTCGGTCACTATAATACTTATCTAATCTTTCTAGAAATTTGTGTTGGTATTTGATAAACTCTCTGCCTTTTATCTGAAACTTTTGGAAATATTTGTCAGGTGTACACATCAATATGACACCTTGGGTTATATCTGTATCATAAACGCAGTTGTGGGCCATCGCATACGCTCCTAGCTGCATGAAATAATCATCAATCCATTCCCGTCGCTTGGGCCTATTCGACTGTTTAAAGTCTACTATGGAATTTTCATAGTCAAATACACCCACTAAATCTGTAGCTCCTGCATATAACCCAGGGTAATATAGGGTAACCTCACTGCCCCATATTTCAGAAAGATCGCATAAACCCTTGTCAATAATCACCTGAGCCATGTCGCCTGCCACCTGACCCTCGTCTGTTAGGTCCTTGTGACCTTCTCCTAGTATATACCGTTCCAGGTGTAAGTGCATGTTAGTACCGCGACTGGCCGCCTGATCCCTGACTCTTATCGCTTCATCCTCGCCAACTTTCGCAGTCCACTTGGCAATAGATTCTTTCTTCTCATCAGATTGAGTAGCACCAAGAATCGTAGTCACCGACGGTAATTTTTCACCAGTTATCTCGTAATGTCTTTTACCTTCAACAGAGGTCCGCATTGACGCCGGGTACTCGTATAATTTATTCCACTTCATCTTTTATGATAAGGTATAAAAGTTTTATTGTTTCTGGTAGCAGTATCTATCTCAACAAACAACTTTAGATGTTTACTTTTTTTAATAAAACCTAACATTTTTTTAGCAATATAAGGAGATATACCAGCTTTTTCATTGTTAGCTTTCCAAGATATAAACATTATATTACCTTTAGCATATGGCAGACTATTAATAAGTCTATCAACAGATATATTAGAATCTGTTTTTTTATGTCTTGTCCTTTTATTCTAGTTAATTTTATATGCGGATAATACGGACAATATTCACCATACTTTTCTTTTTGTCGTTTCCAACAATCCATAAACTCATCAAAATCTTTTATCAGATTACCTTTGTTAGACCTGTTCATAGAATAATGTAAAGCTTTAAAATAACCTCTTTCACTTTTTACATATTTTAAATCAGATTGTTTCTTTTGTTCTTTATGATTGACTCTCCATTTTTTCATTCTTTCATTGTCGCAACGAATACAATCGGCACTGTATTTATAAGTATCTTTTCTAGAGTGATGTTGTCTTCTGTAAAAATGTTCTTCATCTCTTGGGTAGGTTTTATGACACTTACTACAAGTTTTACTTACTAGAGTAGAGTTTATATATTTTTTTCGTAAACCCATAATATTACAGTTTATTTTTAAGCTCTTTTATATATTCTTCATTCTCTTTTTCTTGTTTAGATCTAATAATCTTTACATGTTTACGCCAAGCCCACGCATTTAATGCGCCAGCATATTTCATTATAAAATGTAAACCTTGGTATATATATTTATCTAGCATTTTTATTTTCCTTGTACATTTTTAGATCTATTACTTTACCATTTAATGTTTGTTCTGCATAGTGCTCTATCACTTGTTGAATCTTAGGTAATTTTGTATGCGCCCAAGGCCACAACAAACAACAAACGTAATACGCATCTCTAAATGTACAACGCCATCTATATTGTTTTAAATATTTTGTACCATCAACACGTCTACCTTTTCTAGGTTTATCTGTTAGTGTACCAACACCCAATATCTCATGGACCCAGGCAAGAACGCTACGATCAGTCATTGTTATCTCCATAGACAATCTTAAACTATTAGATATTCGATAACCATTACCGTCGTGTTTCTTTTTCTTTTCTGGTCCACGTTTAAAATGTATAGACCCTTCACCATCAAAGAGTCCAGCAATGTATGCTTTGTCTGTCTCTGCTATCATCAAATGCCCGCTTTCCGTGCACGTACTAACGGGTCACCAAAGGCTCGAATACTGCAAGTTGCCGTAAAGGTCTCACATAAGTAACCTCCAGAGGTGTTTAGCGCGTAGCATTTTTTGTCACCTGGAGCTCGTCCTTTTCTATAAGTTAAAATTTTATTTAGCATCATAATACATTACCCTTATTTCTAACTAATCGAATGTTTTGATTTTCTTCATACAGTCTATCAAACTCATTTTCTAAGTCTTCATACTTTCTAGTGAGTTCTTTAAGTTTTTTCTTTAGATACTCATTTTGATTTTGTAAGTATTCTATCTCTTCAAACTCATTCATCATTTTTTTTATCTTTCTTTTTTAATAGTTTTATAGCACCTATTGGATTTGGTTTTTTTTCCATACCACCATAGAAAGCACCGCCAATGTTTAATATATCAGTGCTTGAGCAGTGACTTAAGCTCAACATGATTATCAAAATAATCATCAAATTCTTTGTCATGTACTTCTCCTTGACTGTTACACATTGGACATTGAAAAACTGTGTCTATTGGTTTTTCAATGCTTTCTTTTATTTTTATAAAACCGTTGCCAGAACACCTAGGACAAATCTTTTTTTGATTCGTCATCTGTATTTTCCTTTGTTGGTTTTAATGATGCTAACATAGCAATATGTGATGCAACTTCACCGTAAGGTCTAGCCCACATATACTGTAAAAGTTGTTTTCTTTGTTCTTCAGTTAATGTAAACATTATTTTTTATCCTTTATCTTACCGTTAAGTTTCTTTGCTTTTTCATTTGCAATCGATTCGATTGTTTTACTGATTGATAATTGTGCATCGGGCAATAATACCTTCGACAAACTTATCAATGTCTTGTATGTTTCATGTGTTAGAGAAACATTTCTATATTTAGTTATATCGGTCATGTGTTCCTTTCATATATTAATGATGACAATATAGGATTTTAATTTAAAAAGTCAAGATGAAAATATTATTAACTTTGTATTTATGTTCAACTGTTGCAGGCACTTGTCTAGATGGTTTTGAATGGCCAGAAAAATATCCTGATGTATATGATTGTATGATTGCAGGATATGAAACATCTATTGATAAAATAATGGAGATAGGTCGTTATGAAGTTAATCAATACGACATGTTTGTTAAGTTTACTTGTGCTCCATTAGAAACTATTTAACGACACATACAACCAACGAAAGCACCAGTGCTATCGTTCATCATATGTAAATTCAGTGTATCAACATATCCAGATAATTTTAATCTGAGTATGTCACAAAGTTCAAAACAATCAACGTTTTCTACTAACGCTAGTCCCGTTAACATTTTGTTCGTTATTGGAATCAAATGGTAAAGTCCGTCGTTTAGAATTATAATATCCATAACTTCTTGCTAACTCCTTTATTCCTTTATACCAAAGATCTTTGTATTTAGGATCTTTAGTTTCATGATATTTATTTGCTATGTCGTCTAAATGTTTTGTTTTCACCATTACTAGTTCCTTGTGCTATTATTCTTTTTAATGATTTTGTTTTTAAATCTACATCAACACCATAAGACCTCCACATTTTTTTCATTATATTTAATTCTAATACAAATGTAGACCATTGACCTTGTGATGCGCCTTCAACGTTTAATGTTATTGTTTTCATATATTCCTCTCTACTTCAGCTATTGTAATTATATATTCTTTACCTTTGTAATTTATTTCAAGATCACGTTCAAATTCGTTTGTGTTATTAATCCAAAAACCAGATCCTACACATTCTAAATTTTTATGTTTGTCCATAAACCTTTGAAATATATTACCTATTTCTAATACTCTTGATGGTTTTATTTTTTTCATTTTTATTCCTTTCATTCTGTATATATAGGATTTTATTTGATACTTGTCAATCCTTTAAATAAATTTTCTAAATCATTACCTAAGTCACAATTATAAGATAGTGTTCGTCTACATTCTGTGGTCCCGTTAAAAGGATACACACCATGTTGTATGTCATATGGAAATATAAATAAATCTCCAACTTTCATATCAACTCTTAGTTGATTATAACAAAGTATACCACTACCAGATATTAATTCTAATGTACCATTAGTAGGCACGTGTTCTCTTGAATATTCTACGCCGTATGTATTAGGTTTTTTTAACATCATAACAGAAGATAAACCCTCTAAATGTCCTTTTGTGCCCATATGATGATGAAACGGATTATATTCATTAGCTTTCATTTCATTGATCCATGCAGTTCTAAGATTAATAGTTTTAGTTGCCTTACATTCAAAAGTATATAATCTAAAACATTCTTCAAAATATTTTTTAATATTTTCAGGTAATTGTTCATCTATTTTATGTTCATCTTTTATTTTACCTGCAAGATGTTTATTATGTGATTTTAAATTTTCTAAATTATTTTCATAAATTTTATTAATCTCATCAACAACTGGTTGTGGTGTTGTAAAATGTAATACTTTCTGACCTAGATGTATTGTTTTAA